CAACAGTTCCCGACAGATTTGCCGCAGTAATTGTGGATGGAGCAACTGCCTTTGTTTATCAGTACAGAGGTGAGACAAATCAATATCAATTAAATTTTGCTAGATTTGAACAGGGTATAAAGAATATGCAGACATTGCTTGTTAATAGATTTGAATATGTAAGGTCTACGTTTATACCTAAAATAGGATATACAAGTAGTGCTGATTTAAGTATAAGGATAAACTAAATGCCTGATTCTTCACAAGTAACTCCTAGTGCATTTAACTGTGAAGGAGGTTTGGTTCTCAATCGCTCTACATTTATGATGAAACCGGGCGAAGCTTTAGAACTACAAAATTTTGAGCCTGACATAGGTGGTGGCTACAGAAGAATAAATGGATTTAGTAAATATGTATCTGCAGTAGTTCCTCAGACATCTTCTGCTTCAGAAAAAGTTTTGATGGTGGCTACCTTTGCAAATAAAGTTGTAGCAGCAAGAGGAACAAACATATTTACTGCAGACCCTGCAGGTTCTTCGTGGACAACAATAGATAGTGGTAGAACAAATGCAGGTAAATATAGATTTGAAAGATTTAACTTTGATGGTAATGATAAGTTAATTGTAGTAGACGGAACAAACGCACCAACAGTTTTTAATACATCATTTAGTGCAACAGATGTATCTTCAGGTGGTGGTGGAGAAGTAAGCACTGCAGTCACAGGTGCTAAGTTTGTTGTAGCATTTAAAGAGCATATGTTCTATGCAGGTATGTCAAGTGCTAAACAAGAATTAATTTTTAGTGTGCCTTTTGATGAAGACAACTTTGCCACAGGCAGTGGTGCAGGAACTATTAAAGTTGATGACGAAATAACAGGACTTAAAGTTTTCCGTGAAGACTTATTTATATTTTGTCAAAGTAGAATATTTAAATTATCAGGAACATCAACTAGTAACTTTGCAATAACTGCAGTAACAAGAGACATAGGATGTATCAATGGAGATACAATCCAAGAATTTGCAGGTGACTTAATATTCTTAGGACCTGATGGATTACGTACTATTGCAGGTACTGCAAGGATTGGTGACGTTGAATTAGGAACTATAAGTTCTAATGTACAAAGTTTATTTGATGAAAACCTATCTAGTGCATCTGAATTTGATTCAATAGTTATACCTGATAAAACACAATATAGAATATTCTTTACAAAAGATGGCACAGGTGAAAATGCAACCAAAGGTGTTATCTGTGTACTAAAAGGACAGACTTTTGAGTTTGCAGAGTTAAGAGGAATAAAACCTGCATCAACAGACACATTTGTATCTGCAGGAGATGTAATAGCTTTACATGGTGCATATAGTGGTGGGTACATATATAGACAAGAATCAGGCAATGACTTTGATGGAACTGCTATATTAGGCAAGTATAGAGGTCCTGATATGACTTTTGGTGATGCAGGTATACGTAAACATATGCAACGTGTTATTGTAAACTTTGCACCTGAATCAACAATAGATGCAGATTTATTTTTGAGGTATGACTATGAAGCTAAAGATTCTTCGAGACCTGCGGCTTATGCATTAGATTCGGGTGACATAGCTGCAATATATGGAACTACAACTTATGGTAGTAGTTCTGCAAGTTTTGGAACATATGGTGGTGCATCACAACCATTAGTAAGACAATCCGTAGAAGGGTCAGGCTTTGCAGTCGCACTTAGAGTTAACGATGGTGGTTCTACTGCACCATACTCACTAAAGGGATTTCAGTTAGAATATCAGTTAGGAGCAAGAAGATAAATGGGAGCTACATACACTAGACAATCATCTTATAGTGATGGAGATACAATAACTGCTGCTCATACCAATGATGAGTTTAATCAGTTATTAGCAGCCTTTGCATCAAGCACAGGACACACTCACGATGGTACAACTGCAGAAGGTGGTCCTATTACTAAGCTATTAGGTAATACACTTACCTTTGGTGCAGGAACTGCAGGAACAGATATAACAATAACATTTGATGGTGAGACATCTGATGGTGTTCTCAAATGGATGGAAGACGAGGATTATTTTGAATTTAGTGATGACATACTTGTTGCTTCTACAGAGAAGTTACAATTCAGAGACACAGCTATATACATCAATTCAAGTACAGATGGACAATTAGATTTAGTAGCAGATACAGAAATACAATTAGCTGCCACAACAGTAGATATAAATGGTAACGTAGATATATCAGGCACATTGACAGTCGCAGGTGCAGTAGACTTTGGAGATGCTGCCTTATCAAATGTAGGTGCTGTACAATTAGATTCAATATCTGGTGATGCAGATACTAATACATCAATTACATTTTCAGGCTCTGATGTTATAACAATATCGACAGGTGGTGAAAATCAAATAACATTTACTGATGGTGCTATTGTACCTTCTACTGATAATGACGTAGACTTAGGCTCAAGCTCTGTAGAATTTAAAGACTTATACATTGATGGTACTGCACACGTAGATGCTATTAATTTTAATGGTACAGCAATCACTGCTACTGCAGCCGAGATAAATATTCTTGATGGTGTAACATCAACTGCATCAGAGTTAAACTTAGTAGATGGTATAACTGCAGGAACAGTATCTGCTTCAAAAGCAGTTATAGTAGACTCAAATAAAGATGTTACAGGTTTTAGAAATATAACAGCAACAGGTAATGTAGTTGTAGGTGGTGATTTAACAGTTACAGGTGATGACATCACTATGGGAACTAATACATCAGGTAATTTACTTGTTGCAGACGGAACAAATTTTAACTCTATAGCAGTCGGTGACTTATCTGAAATATCCACAGTAGCAAACGATGACGTGTTCTTAGCAGTAGACACTTCAGGTGGTGGTCTTAAAAAGATTACAAGAAGTACAATCGTATCAGGATTGGCTGTTGGTGGTGTTGCACTATCTAACATAGTAGAGGATACTACTCCACAACTAGGTGGTGACTTAGATGTAAATAGTAATGATATTGTATCCACATCAAATGGTAACATAAATTTATTACCTAATGGTAGTGGTAAGGTTATCATGGATGGTAATGGTTCATCAGGTGGTGTATCAGTATCAGATGGCACAATAGATATTAGAACAGGCACAGGTAGTGTTGCTAAGATATTATTTTACTGTGAATCTTCTAATGCACACGCACAAACACTTCAAGCACAACCACACTCTGCAGGTGTAACAAACGTATTAACACTTCCGGGCGGTGGAGACCAAGAGATTGTTGGTACTACAGACACACAAACTCTTACAAATAAAACATTAACAAGTCCTGTCATATCAACAGTGACAGGTTCTACAATCACACTAGATTCTGCAGGAGACATTACTCTTGATGCAGATGGTGCAGACGTTGTATTAAAAGATGGTGGTACAACTTTTGGTTCTATGACAAACAGTAGTGGCGAACTTGTAATCAAGTCAGGTTCTACACCAACAACTGCTATGACCTTTAGTGGTGCTAACGTAACACTAGCAGGAAACTTAACTGTATCAGGTACAACTACCACAGTAAACTCAACAACAGTAAATCTAAATGACCACAATATTGTATTAGACAGTGGCAATGATACAAGTGCAGTTATCAATGGTGCAGGTATCACAATAGAGGGTGGTTCAGGTGATGATGCTACATTTAGCTATAATACAACAGGTCCTAAGTTTGAACTAAAGCTAGGTTCAAGTCACGAGGACTTACAAGTTGACCAACTCATTGCAGCATCACTAGATATATCAGGAAACGTAGATGTAGATGGTACACTAGAGACAGATGCTTTATCTATAAATGGAACAACAGTTACATCAACTGCAGCAGAGCTAAACATTTTAGATGGAGTTACCTCTACTGCGTCAGAACTTAATATACTAGATGGTGTTACTTCCACTGCAACAGAACTTAACTTAGTTGATGGTTCGTCTGCAGGTACAATAGCAAATAGTAAAGCAGTTATATATGGTTCTAGTGGTGAAGTAAACGCAACAACACTACAGATAGCAGGAACTTCTATTACATCAACTGCTGCCGAATTGAACATCTTAGATGGTGTGACTGCAACAGCAACAGAGCTAAACATCATGGATGGTGATACGTCTGCCACTTCTAC